AGGAGCATAACCGATGAGCGCGGGATGGTGGCTTTTCATTCTCACCTATGCGTGGGCCGGTTGCACTGTTTATTCTTCGTCACCAGACGGTTCGCGTGTTCTGCGCGCCGCCCTTGGGCTTGGATGGCCAATGATCATCTTCTTCCTGCCGGGAAGGCGCGCCAAGGTTGATGCGTTGAAGAAGCATCGTGAAGCCCAAGAGGCGGACAGCGCATGGGTTCAGGCGCGCAAGGATCAAGAGACAGCGGACTATCCCGGCTGTGAACTTGGCCTGATGACATGCCGTTCACAGTCGTGCGGCTGCAATGAGCGCGTGCCGTGTCGCGCGTTCCTAGTCGCACGGGTGCAACGCATCCGCGCCAAGCAGGAGGGGTAGATGGAAGACAAGCTACCAATCTTCGGTTGGATTATCGTATGCGGCGGGCGTGATTACGATGACATGAACCGCGTGTCGTCCACGCTATGGACGCTGGAAGGCGAGCGCGGGCGGCTGTTCATACGGCACGGCGGCGCTCGCGGCGCTGACACACTGGCAGACAGATGGTGTCACCAGACGGGGCATACGGTCGTCCCGGTGTTTGCCGAATGGTCACGGCATGGGAACAAGGCTGGCCCCATCCGCAACGCTACGATGCTGGCCATGAAGCCACCTGTCAAGCTGGTCGTGGCGTTCCCGGGCGGTGCTGGAACGGCCGACATGGTGGCAAAGGCGCGCGCCGCTGGCATTGAAGTTATGGAGGTCTCATGACCGAAGAACAAGCATTGAAGCTGGCGACGCATCGCCATTACAAGGGCGGCTTGTATCGCTGGATAGCAGACGTGCAGGATACCGAGACCGGTGAACTGCGCACATGGTACGAGCATATCTGGCCGCATGCCGTGCAGCTATGGGACAGGCCCGCGACGTTGTTCTATGGCAATGTGACGGGACGCTTCGGCATTGACGATACGCCTGCCGATATCAAGATCGTGCGCCGCTTCGCGACGCTGGCAAGCGGGCCGACGGCAACATCACCTGAAGCAGCGCAGACGCTGGCGTCAGCCGTGGAAGCCATCAAAGTCAAAGGACTAGACACGACACCCGAAATCGCTACGCTTATTTCGGCTGCGAGTCTAGTCTCTTTGCATCACAAACTCTGCCTGGACCGCAACATCCAGTTGGAGAAGCTGATGAACATGATCTGCCCAGAGTGCAAGGGCGCGGGTCGCGTAAAGGTGCGCGTTGTTGACAGCGACAAGGACCAAGGCGGCATTGAGACAGTGGAATACACGGCATGGCAAGACTGTCCGGCATGCCGTGGCACTGGCGTATTGAAGGGGACAGAACTGCGGTAGCCAACGTCTGGGGGCTTTGTACCCGGCACATAACGGAGAGCATGATATGAACATACAGAAGGTGCCGGTTGACCCGGTGCTGGCCACGTTCTTCAACGAACTGGACAGGCAAGGACTGTCGCTGCAATATGTGGCACAGAAGTCGGGCATCGCGCTCGGCACGTTGTACAAGTGGCGCAAGACCGCGAACGGTGAGCGTGGCGGCACCAAGCGTCCGCAGCATCTGACCGTTCAGTTCGCGCTGCAATGCGTGGGCATCCGCATACAATTGGTGCGCGCCGACGGCACCATCGTGCGGTCTGCTTCACCGCTGCGTCTAGTAGCTTAACCAGCCAACGGTTCCGGCTTTGTAGGAACCAACATAACGGAGATGAATATGCAGCTTAAGATAATGACCATCATCGGTGACCAGAAGATCCTGGACACTCTGTATGACCTGCTGAAAGGGAAAGACTTCGACAGCATGGTCTACAAACGGTATGAACCGGAAGGCGAAGCACCGCCTGCCCCGATACGTCGTCGTGCCCCGCCGGGAACGCCGAACCCGGAAAGGGATAAGCCGAGCACGAACCCTACGTCTGTGGAGTTCAAATTTTCGGAAAGCCTAAAGACACAGAAGAGCGGCGCTACCTTGAACCGCAACCTCCTGAAATCGGCTTTCACGAAAGTCGGTGGCAACGCCAGCAACGAAGGCAGCTTGAGTGCTGCCATCAGCAAGCAGGTGAAGCTCGGTGTCCTGAAGAAATTCGGGCGCGGGGTTTGGGAGAAAGCGTGATGCCAAGCACCGGGAACATCGCCATCGGGGGAGCAGCCGTCTGGTCCGTATCAGCCGACCGCCATCACGAGATCATGGCGCTGCTCCCGGAACGCATCCGTCGCTTCATGTACTACGAAGCGGCATCCAGCTTCAGCGAAGAGGCCGTGCTGGCGTACTTCCGCAGCTATGGTGAAGACGCCACGCTGCGGAAGCTACAGCACGACCAGCGCATGGAGACCATCAACATCTATGGGATGGATCATCCCGAGGCCCTTAAACCAACGAAGGTGTGATATGCCTGACAACGAAATCCAACCGGGACCGTGCTATCGCACGGGACCGATCACGCGGGATGATTACATGGAAGTCGCCATGGAGATGATGGAGGCTGCCGCCATGGATGAGACGCGTGGCTGTTCGATATGCGGTGACAGCGGGCACGGCGGCGGCACATGCCATCACAACGCGCTGGCACTGGCGCGCCGTTGGGTAGCGGCGACCAGCGTGTATCGCTGCTTCCATTGCGACTATGTGGCTGCCAATGATGCAGAGGCAAGCGAACACTTCGGCACGCATGAGGGGGAGTTCGCTGCTTGCGTGCAAAGCGAAGTGCTGCAAACGCTGGGGACCGCCATGCGCAAGTTCGCACCGGACTTGGCTGCCCAACTGGCGGAGCGGTGGAACAGCGCGGTCGCGGCTGACAACAAGCGGCTGGATGACTTTCTGGCGTTCCTGCGGGAGCCGTCGTAATGCCGCAAGACCCGCATCATGACGGCCTGCGCTGCAAGGTGGACGATCCCGTGCTTGTGGCGCGCGTGCTGAAAGTGCGCGCCGCGCTGCTCGCAGAAGGCGCAGGGCGCAGCACGACGCGGCTGCTCAAGGAACGCCTTGGCATCAGCATCCCAACCATCAATCGCATCGTGAGGAACGCAGGACAATGAAACGCGCCATCATATTTGACAAGGACGACAATGTCACCGCGACGGTGCTTCCCGTGACCGCGCGCTGTCTTGGGCGTCCCAAGTGCATGATCATGTGTGATGCCGTGCCAGACTTTGAGAACCAAGGCGGTCTCATGATCGGCGACACGCTGGTTTTGCATATCCAGCATCTCGGCATCTGGGAAGACTACACCTTCCTCGGCAAGGATGGTGCGTTCTTCGTGTTCGGCAGCACTGCCACATGGTAGACCGCATTGAAGTGTGGGACTACACCGCGTTCGCACGTTATCTGTATGAGAAGGGCGTCAACGTGGTGAAATCCGGTTCGGCCGCTGAGATGATAGCGGCCAACTTCACGGGTCTGACGGTGGTGGAAGTGCCGATGGCGGCATACCACGTCTGCGTCGTCATCGGTGACAAGCGAGTGGACATCAAGCTATGAGCCTTATCAACGATCTGCATCGGCGTGCAGAAGCGCATCCACGCCCCACGGAATTGACCATCAAGCTGACAGACGTCGGCACGCTGGCGGACAGCATGCGCGCGACCATGTGGTTCACCAATGACGGCACGCCCATAGAAGTACGGCTGGAAGAGTTTCGCCGTCAGATCCTGGACGGCAAGGTGAGGTTTCTCGGCATCCCCGTGCGCGTGCTTGGTGCTGATCACGCGGATCATGTGAATTGCCGTTGCACTGCGGTTCCGCTCGGCAGTCTGTTCGTCAATGGTGTAAAGATTGGCACCGTCACGGAGATGACCATCATCCCAACGCGCAAGGACGGCAAGGAACACAACTGGCTTTCGTTTCCAATCAAGAAGAGGGACACCTGACATGGGACGCACGAAAGACTTGCTGCCGGAAGACCATGAGCCGCTGGATGATCCCATTTCAACCTGCGACGCATGTGAAGGCTACGGATACACCGTGGCACGCATCACGCCGCAGAAGATGGGATCGTATGCGGTTGCGATGACCGAGTGTGCAGACTGCGAAGGGCGCGGCGTCGTCTCTTCGCGTCCCAAGCTGCCCTTGCATGTGTTCAAGCCGACCGAGACGGTGCTGACCGTAAGGCCGGGGCAGTCCCTGCATCTCGCGGAGCGCGGCGGTCTCACCTTGGGCAATCCCAATCACTTTGAAGCTTCCAGTGAGTTCATCCTTGCCGGACGGCGCTACTCACGCGGGCATTATGCTATCGTCCGGCTGGATGACGTTGCCGAAGAGGAGATACCCTTCTGATGCGCGCGCCGCTATGGATTGCCGTCTGGGTTGTGTACCTGTTCCTGTTCGGCATGGTTTGCTTGCTGGCACCGGAGACGCATGGTTGCAGACCGGTGGGCAATCCGCCTATGGTTCCGGGGGAACCATTGTGCGGAGTTGACCATGGCACGCAAGCCTATCGACCTGCCGATAGAACTACGGTGCAAAGACTGCGGACACGTTGACCATCACATGCGCGATGCGAAGCGTCACGTTTGCAAGCGCAAGATACTGAAGGGCGAATACCATGACTGGGAAGATGCTGCCGTCGCAACAGGTGATAGCGGATGCGGTGCTGAGGACGATGCCCAAGGAGGCGACTGACGATGAACCCGCGCGTGAGCATGTCGTTGACAAGCGCAATCGCGCGCAGAAACGCGCCTCCAAGCACCTGTACAAGAAACTGAACAAGCGGAAGGGGTTTCGCCATGGACAAGGCTGAAGCATTGTTCGTCTACGACACGGCAGGGCGGTTGCTGGCAGCCGAGATCAACGGCTTCTGCAATGTGCATGGCAAGTCGCCCGACCCCGCCGCGCGCCAGACCATGCTTGTCATGGCCACAGACACCGCATTGCAGCTATGGCGCGACGTGCTGGCGCGGTCTGTGGAAGTGCAGGCTGCCAAGCCACCCCCGCCAAGACCGGCCCCCAGCGAACCCGTGCGCACTAGGTAGGCTGGCCCTGCGGCTGCCTTACCTGCCTCCAGGGCGAGGGCTGTAGCAGCGTTTCAGACCCGTGGCATACCCAAGGCACCCTAGCGGTTGACGCCGCTGGCGGTGCCTTTTTTGTTGCCTGGACCAATGTGGTTAATAAGTGATTAAGGGGCGTCTTGAAGCCATGCGGGCAACGGCGGGCACGGCACGGTCTGGCCTTTGAGGGGATGTGTGCAATCGTTCTGGAACTGTAGCTGGCCAGCGGTCAAGAAGTAGTGGCAACAATATGGGAGAGGTTTACCGTCAGCGCCGTTGATCCACTCGCCCGTCCATTCTCCCTTATCATCCACCACGGTTTGCACGCCGGTTATCTTGACGCTTGGCTTGAACGTCGGCGTCGTAAGGTTGCCGTCGAACTCCCAGCTATCCAGGATGCAGTGCATCTCTTTGCAGCCTGGACACCAATGCGAGAAGCCGGTGGACGTGCGGCGCAACAGTGGTGAGACTTGGCCCATCAGCTTGCTCGCTCCTTCAATAGATGCGCGGCAACGTGCCGCCATATATCTATGTCGTCTGAAATGCCATCCCATGTGCCGTTCACCATGCCGTACAACACACGATTCGGCACGTCCGGGTCCGTGATGCACTCATACTCCACGAGACCCGCTGGCAATACTACGGTGATGCCGTGCTTGCGCATTTCAAGCGCTCCTTAATCAACTGTTCAAGCAATGCTTCCATCTCCTGGACTGACATGTCGTGTGACACCTTGCGGCCGAGACGGCGCAAGCGGTCACGGACGTGTTCGCGACGCTTGTACTTCATAAGCTCCTTGGTCACGGCTTCACCTTGTAGCCTTTCGGCAGCGGACCGGCGTCCAGCCAATTGGCGGCACGGTCATAGCCTGCCGTCGTGACCTCTGCGGGCTTGGCCTTGGCAGGCTTGTTGCGGAGCAAAGCCAGCAGCGCCTTTTCGTGGTCGTTGTACAGCGCGGCGCAATCGCTGGTGAATTTGTTCTGTAGATCGTTCAGCTTGCGCCGGTGTTCCTTGTTCAACTCCTTGACGCCTTCAGCCAAGTCCACGGACGGTGCCTTGGCTTCGGTGGGGCCTGCGATGACAGCCGCGCCGCCCTTTGGGCCAATGATGACCGGCGACAGCCAATCCGTTTCATCAGTCTTGTCGTCCATGTGAACGATAGAAATGATGCTGTCAGTGTTGCGTTCGTGGACGCGCACAAGCTGCCGCTCCAGTGACGCGCGCTGCTTGACGGCGTCCTTTTCATCAGGTTCTTTGGTGATGAACATGCGGGTTTTGAGGTCTATGAAGGCGTACATCGTGGAACTCCTTGGTATGGGTTATGGGCCGGTGCCTGCTTAACATGCCTGCTTAACTCAACCACTTGGACAGGTGGTAGGGTTCTGGCGCACAATAGGCCCAAAAGGGCGGGGGCGCACTACTTAGGGGCCTTTGGCTCAACTATTTTACTATACCCTTTGAAAGTAAAGTAAGTTGAGTAAGTTGAGCAGCACCAGCAATAACAAGGGGTTAGCCATCGTTGTTGGAATGCTATTCCTTGATGCAAGTTGAGCAAGTAGTCGGCTTAATTGATCAATCTAATGGTTGTTCCTCCTATTGGGCTTGCCCTCGCGTGGTCTTGGAATGGCAGGATTGCCTTGGGCAACGTGCAGGAACTCCCGCTTGCGCGCCATGCCAGCCTTGCGCTACGCATATGAGGGTGCAGCGGGCGGCGTGCTGCCAATGTCTTTTAACATTCCAGGAACTCCAGTTGGCCAAGGGCAACAGGAAGATCAAGAGCGCAGCGAAGCGACCGGGTTTGAAGACCGACGCTCAGCGCAAGGCGTTTGAAGAACTTCAACAGCGTGGAGCCGCGCTGCCAATTGCGAAGCTGTCGAAGCGTCCGGTGTGGGCGGAACAGCTTACCGACCGCGAATATTTGTTCGTCAAGGAATATTGCGTTGATCTCGTTGCATACAAGGCAGCATTGCGCGCCGGTATCGGCACGACGCAGCAATCCGCCGCTGCCATGGCAAGTGAGATGCGCCGCCTGCCGCACGTCGCGCAAGCAATTGACGCTGCGCTGTCGTCCACCGAAAGTGGAAGTTTGCGCGCTCGTGTCGTTGAAGAACTCGGCACGATGGCGTTTCATAATCCCAAGGATTACCTCTCGGCGAGAAGCCGTGAAGACCTTGACAAACTGCCTGATGAAGCGTGGCTGAACATCCGCAAGGTGAAGCAGGTTAAGGGCAAGAACCCGTCCTTTGAAGTGGAAGGCACCGACAAGCAGGCCGCGCTTGACAAGCTGGCCAAGGCATCGGGTCTGTACAAGGATGAGAAAGGCAATACCTCCGTTGCCGTGCAAGTCGTGATCCAGCAATCGGATGGATCGCTGGCATGAGCAAGATCTATACGCCCGATCCGGAGTTCGCGCACGTTCCGCCGTTGCCGAAAGGCGCGTTCAACTTCTTTGACCAGACCATTGAAGGCAAGCGGTATCCGTTCCCAGCGGCGCGCGATGCCAGTTCCATGCTGCAAGGTCCGCAGATGGAATACCTGCTATATGGCGGCGCGGGCAGCGCGAAGACCGTTGTATTGACGCGCGCCACTGCGATCCGCGCCATGCTTAAGCCCAACACGACGCATGCCATTCTGCGCTTTCGCTTCAACCATTTGAAGGCGTCCATCATCAACGACACGTTCCCGTTCATCATGAAGACCGAGTTTCCGCATGTGCAGTGGGAACTGAACAAGTCCGATTGGTTCGTGCGCTTCCCGTGGAATGAGTCCTTGATCTATTACGGCGGCTTGGATGAAAAGGAGCGCACGGAAAAGATCCTTGGCCAAGGTCACAGCACAATTTACCTGAATGAGATCAGCCAGATCAGCTATGCCGCTCGGCAAAAGGCGCGCACCCGTCTTCGGCAGAACCGTGGTTTGCGATTGCGCATGTTCTACGATTGCAACCCGCCGGGACAAGGTCATTGGTCGTACAAGCTGTTCGTCAAGGGCATTGACCCTGAAAAGGGTTTGCCGCTGTCAGGCGACATGCGCGCATTGATGCGTTATCGCATGATGCATCCCAAGGACAATCCGTTCCTGCCGCCAGAATACCTGTTCTTGCTCGAGAACCTTGCTGGCAAGGACAAGCTGCGGTTCTGGGACGGCGAATTCGCTCCAGCCGTTGACAGCGCGCTCTGGACGTATGAGCAAGTTGAAAACGTGCATCTGCCTGATGACTACATCTTGCCGGTCATGCAGCGCGTCATCGTTGCCGTGGACCCCAGCGGTTGTCACGGACCTGATGACAAGCGCAGCGACGAAGTCGGCATCGTGGTCGTTGGTCTCGGCATGGACAACCGTTGCTATGTGCTTGAGGATGCAAGCGACCGTTATGCGCCGGGTGGACCGGACGGCTGGGGACAGAAGGTCGTCACGCTCTACAAGCGTTGGCGCGCCGACATGGTCGTTGCGGAAGCAAACTTCGGCGGTGCAATGGTTCAGAACACCATCGGCACCATTGACAAGAACGTACCGTTCAAGGAAGTGCATGCGTCACGCGGCAAGGCAGTCCGCGCTGAACCCGTCTCGGCGCTGTATGCGGCGGGCCGTGTCTACCATCGTGTGCCGTTCCCTGAGATGGAAGAGCAGATGTGCAACTTTGCGACCAACGGTTATCAGGGACAGAAGTCGCCTGATCGTGCAGACGCAATGATCTGGGGCGTCAGCGATTTGCTGGTCGGCGATATGCCCGGCTTTGGGCTGTTGGAGTTCTACGAACGCCAAGCGGCGGACGCAGCGAAGAATGCCAATGTGCCGCCACCGCTTGACATCGGGTGGCAAATGTCTGGCGACCGTGTTGCCGTGCAGATAGCCGAAGATACAGAACAGCTTGTCACGATGATGCGTCCGCCGAATGGACCGTCTGTCGTGTACGGAACGCGGGGTCAGAAGTATGTCGTCGGTTCTGACAACCTCATTCGCGTAATCCCCGACGACGTTATTCCGCTCATGCGTGGCGGGTTCATCAAGCAACAAGGAGCAGTTCAATGACACTCAAGCTGATCGCTCCCGCTGGCCAAGGCGGGATTGTCCAAGGGCGTTCGGGAACGTCATATACCATCGGCAGCGATGGCACGATTTCCAACGTCCAGCCTTCCGACGTCGCGCCGTTGCTCGATGCCGGTTATTCGCTCTACGGTCTCAACGTCAACAAGGCCAGCTTCAACTCGCCGCTGCCCGCCGATCTGGTCAGCGTGGTCAACGCCGCGACGCCGGCGAACGGTGCGATCGTCATCGCTGCGCAGCCGCCGCATGCCAGGAAGCTGCAATATCGCATCGTCCTCGGCACGCCCGGCACGACCAACATCACGGCCGGAACGATGACCGCCGTGTATCTGGACCAGGACGGCAACCAGATCACCGAAGTGGTTGCGCTCAACCAGTTCGGCGCGGTGTCCGGCACGGCCAAGTCGAAGTTCGCGTGTTCCAAGTTCATCTCTGGCACCATCGCGGGTTATGCGGCGAACGGTTCCGGCACGGGCAACACGTTCGGCATCGGCGTCAGCAACGACTTCGGCGTCAGCACGCTCCAGGCAGGCGCGGGCTTCGGCGGTGTCAATCTGGCGTGCGTCAAGGCGACGAAGATCACCAAGGTGCTCGGCACGTCCAACGTCGCCGCCGATGACGTGGCGTCTACGACGACCGTGGATACCACGGCGCGCACCATCGCACCGACCACGGCTCCGGCCGCGAACGGTCTCGTCGACTACGAATTCACCTATGCCTACGGCGGAGCGGCCTAAGCAACGGTGAAGTGAAACTGGCAACGCTGCGGATGCTGTGGACCCGATCCATGCGGAAACGCCATCCAGATAGCAAAGCAGCGTTGCCGGTGTTTCATATGAACAGGGAACTGACATGAGTGATGCAGGCGGAAGGGCAACTCCAGGAAGCCGCGTGACGGCAGTGGGCATTGACGCCTATCGATTGTCCGTTGGGCCTTCCAGCAGCCAAGGCATTGTTCAGGGAAACGGTGCCGACTGGTTCGGTCCGCTCAATCCGCTTGCGCCCGTCGCACCGCCGGAAGTCGCTGGCCGCGCGCTGGATTACAACAGCGGTTACAATCTTGAACTGTCGCCGCGTCCTTACGAGCCGATCAAGTTCCCGGACTTGCGCAACCTTGCCGACTGCTATGACATCGCGAGGCTCTGCATTGAAACGCGCAAGGACCAGATGGAACGCCTTGCCTGGAACATCGTGCCGCGCGTGCTGCCCAATGGGGAAACCAGCGCCGATGTGGATGATCCGCGCATCATTGCACTTACCAAGTTCTTCACGCGCCCCGACGGTGAACACTATTGGGGGACGTGGCTGCGCATGCTGCTTGAAGACATGCTGGTCATTGACGCTGCCACGCTGTTCAAGCGTCGGTTGCGCGGCGGCGGGTTGTGCGCGCTGGAAGTCATTGACGGTGCGACCATCAAGCGCGTCATCACCGATTGGGGCAGGACGCCTGCTCCGCCCGCGCCCGCGTATCAGCAAGTGCTCAAGGGATTTCCGGCCGTCAATTATACGACGGCGCAGATGCTGTATCTGCCGCGCAATGTGCGCATCAACAAGTTCTACGGATACAGCCCCGTGGAACAGATCGTGATGTCCGTGAACATCGCGCTGCGTCGGCAGTTGTTTCAGCTCAATTATTACACCGATGGCAACATGCCGGAAGCCTTGGTCGGCACGCCAGACACCTGGACCGCCGATCAGGTGACGCGCATGCAGAACAGCTTTGACGGCATGCTGGCAGGCAACCTCGCGGCACGGCGGCGCATCAAGTTCATTCCCGGCGGCGTGGCGAAGAACTACATCGCCATGAAAGAACCGGACCTGACCGGCGTCATGGACGAATGGCTTGCGCGCATGGTCTGCTATGCGTTCAGCCTGCCGCCGACGCCGTTCGTCAAGCAGATGAACCGCGCCACGGCGCAGTCCGCGCATGACACCGCATTGGAAGAAGGGCTTGCGCCGCTCCAGTTGTGGGTCAAGCAGATGGTTGACCATGTCATCACCGAGGACTTCGGCTACGAAGACCTGGAGTTCGGCTGGGTTGATGACCGCGAAATTGACCCGCTGGTCCAGATGCAGGTTCTGACGGGATACCAGAAGGCAGGCACGCTCAAGGAGAACGAGGTCCGCGACCAGCTTGGGCAACCGCCTGTTCCGGGAGGCGACATCGCAATGGTCTACACGGCCAACGGTTACGTCCCCATTGATGTCAACGCAGACATGCCAACGGCAGGAGAACGGGCTGATCAAGCAACAGCGAATGCCAAAGCGGCGCTTGACGCTAAGTCGCAAGGCCAAGACCCGAATGCAGCGGGAGGCAGCAACGAAGGCGGCGCACCGAGCGGTGATGCCAAGCAAGCTCAGGATGATGGCGAAAGCCCGGTAGAGCCGGATGGTGATGCGAACAAGCTGGCAGGAGGCAAGTCGCGCGCCGACTTGCGGAAATTTCACCGGTCATCTGGTTCACATGACGCACGATACGGCAGCCTTGAAAAGAGGCGTCGCGCGCTACGCAAAGCGAGTTCGCCGCGTCCTAAAGGATATGGCGCGCCAAACGACGGCGCAGTTGCTGAGGAACGGATACAGCCGGATCCTAAATAAGGCCGACAAGAAACCGATGACCGCAACGGAACTTGCGGCAAGCGTTGAACTAGACTGGAGCGTATTGGTGGACCCGACGGACGCACAACTGGCAGCAATCGGCAGGGACGGCGCGAGCCGCGCCTTGGCGACGCTCGGCGTTGACGACCGTGACATCACGTCCCAGGTGTTCAAGGAAGCTGACGAATACGCCACCATGCGCAGCGCCGAAATGGTCGGCATGAAGTATGATGACAGCGGCAACCTCGTGGACAACCCTGACAGCGTGTTCGCCATCAGCGATACAACGCGGGACGATATCAAGGCGGCGGTGCAGCAAGCCATTGAAGATGGCACGCCTGCCGCAGACTTGGCCGATACAATCAGCGATCTCGGCGCTTTTAGCGATGCACGCGCCATGATGATTGCCCGCACCGAACTCATCACGGCAAACAACAAAGGACACATGGCCGCGTTCAAGAACAGCGGCGTCGTGAATTACAAGGCTTGGTCCACGGCAGGTGACGATGACGTGGATGAGGAAATCTGCCAAGCCAATGAGGACGAAGGTCCCATTCCGTTGGACGATGACTTTGGCAGCGGCGACAGTGAACCGCCCGGACACCCGAACTGTCGCTGCACGCTGGTCGCCGTCGTTGGAGCAGATGCAGCAGAGGCGGATGAAGAAGACGACGAGGAGGACGAGTAATGTCAATCATGCTTAGTTCAGTGCCGAACCGCTCCATCGTTGTCTCTTCAGGCAACGTGTACGTCGCGGACCAATACGGCATCATCACGAACGTTGGAACGCCCAACGATCAGCAAGACCTGATCAACGCGGGTTGCGCCGTGCTGACGCCCCCGCCGACCGACCTGCTTGGGCAATTGCTCCAGGCCGACTTCAACTCGGTCACGGACCATATCATCACGTTCCCGCTTGCGGGCAACATCAAGTATCGCATTCGCCGCATCACCGTGAACAACACGACGGTGAACGGTATGAGTACGGCGGTCGGTGGCTTCTATACAGCCGCCGCCAAGGCTGGGACAGCCATCGTCGCCAATACACAGATCTACACCGGTCTGACCAATGCTCTCACGGCATTGGACTTGACGCTGGCAGCGCCCAACTTGATCCTCCCAGCGGGGACGCCACTGTATTTCAGCCTGACCACGCCGCAAGGCGCGGCTGCGAAGGCTGACATCTATGTGTATGGAGATACCTATGGCGGATAAACCGATAACGGTCAAGCAACGCATGGACGCGGCGGCAACGCTGGCCGAGACCATGGACAAGAAGGTGCGCGTCCTCAGTCGCTACGGCGATGCCAGCGTGGACGGGTTCGATGAGACGATGGCTTACGCTGGCATCGCGCATGCTCTTGCGACATGGTGGGAGCATATGACGGAGCAGCAAGTGAACGACCGCTTGCTAAAACTGGTCCAAAGCACTAAAGCTGCGCGCCACAATCTCGTGGCATCTCGGGAGCATACGCTTTCCGATCAACCCAAAGAAGGGGCAACAATCCAATGAAACTCAGGCTCTTCGCTCCGCTGACCAAGGTTGACTCGGTTCAGCGCATCGTCTATGGCGTCGCCACGGCAGAGGAAGTGGACAAGTCGGGGGAGATCTTCGACTATGACAGTTCCGTGCCTTACTTCAAGGCGTGGTCCGCCGACATCAACAAGGTCACCGACGGCAAGTCGTTCGGCAACATCCGCGCCATGCACGGCAAGGTCGCGGCTGGCAAGATCGCGGAGGAGATCGTCTTCAACGATGCGGAGAAGTGCATCGAGATCGCCGCCAAGATCGTGGACGACAACGAATGGAAGAAGGTGGAAGAAGGCGTCTACACCGGCTTCAGCATCGGCGGCGCATACGCCAAGGTCTGGAAGGACGAGAAGCTGGGCAAGAACCGCTTCACCGCCAATCCGGCCGAGATCAGCATCGTGGACAATCCGTGCGTGAAGACCGCCACGTTCACCATGATCAAGGCCGACGGCGTGGAAGCCGAGGTGGAGTTCCAGCATCACGGTATCGAAGACGTGACCGAAGCCGATCGCAGCGATACGCCGACTAACGATGCCATCGCCAAGCGTGCGACCACGCTGGCCAAGGCGGTCGGCGATGAGAAACTGTGGCCCGAGTACATCGAACAGGCCAGCGCCGAACTGACCAAGGTGGATGCGGCCAAGCTGGAAGCGGCGGGTCAAGCCGCCGCCAAGGCAGCCGCAACCGAAACGCCAGTCACCGAGCCGGTCGTCCTGACCAACGAAGAGGTCGCGCTGGAAGCCACGAAGATGGCGAAGGCGGCGGGACATGAAGCCAAGTGGCCGGAGTACATCTTGCCCGCGCGCGACGCGCTGACCAAGGCAGCCGCCGACAAGAAGGCGAAGACCAAGGGCAAGGATGGCAAGACGGCGGATGCCACCGACGAACAGGACAACAAGACCGCCGATGCCGACAAGGGCAAGACGGCGGACAAGGCAGACGACAAGAAGGACAAGGCCGACAAGGCGTTCACGCCGACGCCGCGCAATCCCGCGCCGGGTCTGGAACAGGTGTGGAAGGCGCAGGACGGCACGACCTTCACCACGCGCAAGGAAGCAGAAGCGCACAACGACGAGCTCGGCAAGGCAGCCGCCGCACCCGATGCGGCCAAGCTGCTCGCTGCCAGCCTCGCCAAGGCCGACGCTGCGCTGGCGCTGAAGCCCGGTGAGGGCAAGCCTGCCGCCAA